GTTCGCGCCGGTAATATTTACCGTTGGGATTGCCGACATCTTCATTACGTCCCACCCTTTTGTGGTGGTATCGTATAACTTTTGAAGATCGGTAATCCCAGAATTTTTGACTGCTGTGCCAATTTGATTAAGCAGCGTTTGTGCTGCCGTGGCATCAGCTTTCTTTGTGATCCCACCCAGACTGTCTTTAAACTGAGTAAGGTATTCAGAAACACCGTTTAATGCAGACTGGCGTTCATTGAGTAATGGATCTATGGTATCAAGTATAGCCTGATACTTGCCTTGAGCAGTATCGTATTGTCTTTGCAGGCTATTGGTATTCTTTTCACCATAAATAATATTTTCTTGAGTGGCGATTTCCTTTTCGGCGCTAGTCCTAGCTGATGTATATGCTTTTTCGTATAACCTTTGTAAGCTATTGGGGTTTTTCTCGCCCTCAATAGTATTTACTTGATTATTAATTTCTTTTTCGGAAGCTGCTCTTGCTGCTTCGTATGCTTTTTCATATACCCTAGAAAGATTGTTGGGGTTTTTCTCACCCTCAATGGTATTAACTTGAGCATTGATAGCATTTTCAGCAGATTTCCTTGCGGTTTCATACGCAGCTTCATACGCTCTATCTTTTGCTTGTAAATCTCTCTCAGCCGCTCCTCTAGCGTCATTAATACCTTTGTCTAGCGCTCGTTCGGCAGCAGATTGTTCGGCCCCACCTTTTGATCTGGACTTTTGTACGTTGTTAATTAAATTTTTAATGTTGGTGGAATTCATCCACCCTTCAGATTCAAAAAACAATCTGGATTTTTCTTTTGCATCAAATGCAGATTTTGCGGCACCAGACTGAGCAAATTTTCCAGCATCATAATCAGCCCGCATGGTTTCCAACTTAGTTTTGGCATTATTTAAGTTGGTCAGTGCATTTTTTGCAGCAGTATTAGTCTGAGCAAATTTTCCAGCATCATAATCTGCGCGAAGAGAATCTAGTTTGGTACGTGCATTCTTTAAGTTAGAAAGAGCAGACTTGACACCAGCATTGGTCTGCAAGAATTTTTCATTGTTAAGATCAGCGCGAAGAGACTCTAACTTGGTGTTGGCTTCGTTGAGTTTTTTAAGAGCGTTATCAACCGCAACTTTAGCCGAAGAACCGGGTTTTGAATTCTTGACAGCATCGTCATACTTGGTCTGCGCAGCTTTAAGGTTGGCGATAGCCTTCTGTACATCTGCCAGTTTTACAGCGGTGTATGCCACGATATATCCTTTACTGGGTCAGATCATAGAAAGACAAAGAGCCAACACCACTTCCCTTGGTTGCCCCATCTACCGTGCGAACTGCCAACGTGTAAACGTCACTCGTGCCAGAGATAGATGCACCAAGCTGCAAGTCCCAGTTGTATCCCGTCGGAGCGGCGGTATCTTGAGTCCCTCCGCTACCGGTCGAGGTTACGTAGTCCGTTTGCACGATGGTGCCCACATTGGTAATTGCTGTAGCAGCAACATCAAACTCCACATTACTGTCTGTCGGAACCGTTGCCGCCCATGTAGCACCCGTCAATGTTGGGTTCTTTAAAAGAGCTATCTCATAGTTCTGATTGGTCAAAGGCAAGAACTGCACCCTGTTAGGCAAGACTACTGCCCCTGTACGACCTGCTGCCAAACGGATAGACACGATGGGATAGAACGTCGCTGCCGTATCGATGTTGGTAAAGACTGTGGTGCGTCGCGCCACATGGTCTATGGATATTTGCTCAAACCCACCCTCAGACACCACCGAGCAGCAGATAGCCTTCATCGAAGCTGCCAGCGCGGAGGATGTGCTTATCTCATACCGCACGGGCAGGATAGCCGTGGTCATGTAAACGGAGGTGATGTCGTTGGCATTCTGGAATGTATGGCAGACGATGTACTCACCGTTAATAATGAAGCCACAACGAACTGACCCCACGCCCAACCATTCAAAGTCCATCCAGAGAATCTGAGCCTTGGACGGATCTAGCGTTAATCCGCTCTCCCCAGTGCCGTCTAGCTTGTCGCCGTTCCAGCTTGACTGATTGACTGTGCGTATGTCGCTAGGTGTGCCGGGTGTAGGGGTAGAGCTTGAGCGCAGAACGAATGAATACACACCGTCTACACGCTGGAAGAAGACACCGTTATTATCATTGTAGTAACCGACTCGCTGGGTCAGATTGACGTTCTGACTACTGTCCATGACAAAGGTTGCCAAGACAAGCAAGCCTTTACCCGGCTGGTATGGGAAGGATCTATAGGACTGCCGTTTAACTGATCCCACGCCCCCGGCGGTCACCTCCAACTTGACCGCAGCCTCGTTGGACAAGTAGGTTGTTGTCCCTGTCCCGGTTGTAGCTACATCAAACTGGTTGTCGGCAGCATATCTGTTCTGGCTGTCAAATAGGGTGTACGGCTGGCTGACGCGCAAACGACCAAAGGCATCCGTGTTGGTGCCCCCTATTGATACTGGTAGTGTTGATCCATTAGCCATAAATTGCGCCAAGTATTGATCCAGCGTGTTGAAATACAGACGCAGGATATTGTTTAACTGATTGTGGTACTCCCGGCTGTATTGCTCCGGAGGAAATGGTAACGCAGGAGCCTTCGTTGGAAAAAGATCCAAAGATTCCGTGATAACGATCTGAGTACTCATCTGCTTCCATCTGGTCTAATGTCTAGACGGGGAGACCCAAGCTGCCATGCAACGCCAACGTCAGTTGAACGAAGCTCTATTGTTAGCTGCCTTCCTCTAACCCTCGTATATATCTGCCCGGTAAACTCTTCTATCGGTAGAGTTGCTGTTCTGGTAACCGCTTTGTTGGCATACCCACCCACAGACGGCGGGGTTGTATATCCAGAGCCAGAGTTCTTCATTGGCTTTAAATACATCGTCACGCTGGGGTTAGATGCATTTGACCCGGAGAAAGTAACGTCAGGCAGGACACGCCAGACAAATGAGAAGTTGTGCCCGTCGTCCAAGTCAAACTCAGCAGAATTAATGTATGCCTCTATGGGCTGGGTTGTACCAGTTTCATTATTGTCGTTCCCTGTTTCATGAACAACAATATTGTTTAAATACGTCGTGGCGATTGGACCACTCTGATATGCCGAATCCATCCAAGCGGTTCTGGCAATTTCCCCGTAGTACCAGATGTCTTCCAAGTAGTTGTAAACAACGTAACGGTTTATTGCTGTCGATTCAGCCGTGCAGTAGAACCACCAAACCTCATTAAAGCCTTCATTGGTTCCGCAGAAGATTTGGTTGGACTGATCTATGTTGATGTCGCTGTAGATGAACTTTCTCAAATCGCAACGTAAGGTCTGAACCCGACCGTCGTATTTGTAGAACTTATCCACACCCATCCAGAAGGTCGTACCACTTGCGATAGCAGCAGCATTTTGGCTAATGATGGAAAGGTTATCGCCCAGAAGCTGAACGCCCCACACGATGGGCGGGTTTACGTACTGCATAGAGTAAAGCGAAGAGTCTGTCCAAACAAGGATTTCCTGTCGGCTTTGGAGAGCCGTGACTATCTCAGAACCATGCGAGAGGCGAATGCTGCCTGCTTGATTGGTTGGAGAGGGTGTCCAGTTTGTGACGCTCTCTTGGTCTGACCAACGAATAAGCATTGGGTCAAAGAGAGAACTGCCATACTCTGTCGCGCCAAGGCAGAACACAAACCTGCTGACATCCGAAACCAAAACATAGTTTTGTTGTTGTGGAACACTGCTTGCCCCAGCCATGTCTGCTACAGGAATAGCGCGGGGAGAGATAAGATGTGTTCCAGACTGACTGCCAGTGGTATTGATAGCAGACCCACCGGGGGTTGCTGCTAGGTTAAACGTGGTTCCTGTGGAGTTGACCACATAGTAAATAATCCCCGGCAGTAGACCTGTAGGCAAAGCGCCATTTGTCGTCAGGGTAACTGCCATACCATTTGAGAAAGAAACGCTGGATGTCACAACACCCGGCGATGCAATGGTGATTTGAATCAAAGATCCTGCCGGGTTAACATTTGCATCCCAGTAATACAGCGCCCCTCCCCTTGGACCAAAAACCAAGCTTTGACCAAAGTTGGATTGGCTCCAAAGACGCATGGTCTCGTTAGATGCAGGACTGATGCCCCAAGAACCGCTGCCCCATGTCCCAGATCCCCAGCCAGACAAAGGCACGTTGATCGCTGGTCCAGTATTGATTTGATAAACAGCCTGAACCGTGCCGCCGCCGTTGGAAACAGTAGAGGTCGCTTTTGCTGTGGCAGTATGAATCCCGGATTGGATAGAACCCACAGTAGACAAAGGGGTGCCGCTAATCGTCGTGGCTAGGTTAAACGTGTAACCCGATGTGTTAACAACGTAGTAAGTTGTGCCAGCAACGAATGGGGAAGGCAAATTGCCGGTAGTGGATAAAACAACCGGCGTGTCATTTGCTAGTTTAAACGAACCCAAGAACACCGCAGGGTTGCCCAAAGTGATTGTGACTTCAGACTTTGCAGCTACGGTGTAATCATTCCCAGTAATGGTAAGTATTTCGTACTCACCCAATATTGTCAGGTTGCCTACTGCGGAGCTTCCATAGAAAGTTACAAAATCACCAATTGCATAATCACCATTTGCATCTGTGACGGTGAT